AATCAAAAGTACAGAGAATGCGTAATATAGTCAAGGGAGATTATACAAAATCTGTAAGTACTCAAGTTGGATATAAAAAGTCAGATAAAAAAGTAGAAGGAGATGTTTGGGAAGAAGCTGGAAAAACTTGGACTATAAAGAATGGAATAAAACAAAATATTTCCAAAATGCAATCTGTTAGAGACTTAGTAAAAATGCCATTAACATGTCCTGAATGTGATAAGGTAATGAGAGGACAATTTGATAGGTATCACTGGAAAGTCGATAAAAAATGTTTAGACTGTTTTACATTAGACCAAAAAAAGTCAAGAGCTGTAGGAACATACGAAGAAAAACAAAAAGAACTTTTTAAGAAAGTAAAACTTGCAGAAATAAAAGATATTACAGACGAATTTGAAGAGTGGTTAGATAGTAATCAAACATTTGTGACAGAGTTAGGAGAAGTTGAAGATTGGTCTGGTGGATTAAATAAAGCAGAATTAAAAGCAAAATTTAAGAAAGAACTTCTAGATTGGAAAAAACATTTAAGCGAGATGTGATTAAAGCCTGTATCTTTATATTTATATGATATAGGTCCAACAATAGGGAAAAAGTAATATGGCAAGACTAACCAACGAGCATCTTCACAGCGAAATAAAACTTGTAAAGCAAGAGGTTGAATATATAAAAGACAACCAAGAAAAAATGCAGGCTGATTTGACCATGATAAAGAAGACTTTATTAGGTCCAGATGATGGAACAATTTCTAGGGTAAATAAAAATACAGCATTTAGAAAAGGTGCGCAAAGAACTTTATGGTCTATTTGGATAGTTCTAATAGGTATACTTGGTAAAATGATATTTTGGGATTAACATGAAAAGACAAAGACTACAAGAAATAATTAACGAAGAAATAGCAAACATGTTAGAAGTTTCTATGACTCGTAAGTTTAGAAAGGCGGTAGAAGAATTACAAAAAGTTCAGCTTGCACAACAACAATTAAGAAAAAAGTTTGTTGCTGAAAAAGATCCAAAAAAGAAAGAAAAGCTCAAACAAGATATAATTAAAATGCATAAAGTAGTTCAGAAGGCTGAATCAGATTTTAATTCAGCAATAAAGGCTGAACCAATAGACTTAGATGAAACAATAATAGCTGAAGACGTATTTAAGTCATTTTTAGCTGATGACCCAGGAAACTTTAAGCTACATGTTGCAAGCAATACAGATAAGAGAAAATCTGTTATGGCTAGAAAAACAGATAGAGTATGGGATGACGGAGTTCCTGTATTAAAATATATTGCTAGAGCACCAAAAAAACCTTCCCCATTACCAAAGGGAAAGTTTAAGATTATAGAAGATAATAAGTATGGTTGGTGGTACTATCAAGTTGGAAGAACTTGGTATGGAATATCTCAAGGAGATTACGGTACACCTCCATTCGAATATTAAAAACGGAGAAAATGTTATGAGTATATTAGGCGGCCTGTTTTCAGGTGGAGCTGCTGACTTAGTTAAAGGAGTTGGTGGAGTTATAGATGACCTACACACTTCAAAAGAAGAAAAGTTAGAAGCAGAAAACAAAATCAAAGAACTTATTGCTAATTATGAAGTAGAGATGGAAAAACAAATCAGTAGCAGATGGGCAGCTGATATGAATTCTGATAGTTGGTTATCAAAAAATGTAAGACCATTAGTACTAATATTTCTAGTTGTATGTACAGTTCTTATGATATTCATAGATGCAGGAACAATTGCATTTGAAGTAGAAGAAAAATGGACAGACCTTTTACAATTAGTTCTAATTACTGTTATTGGTGCGTATTTCGGCGGACGTACAATGGAAAAAAGAAAGAAATCGAAGTAAACTAGGTTTTTGTAAAGAAAAATATATATTTATATATATGAGACAAAAACAATCCATAAAGCAGATAATTAGGAAAGAATATACAAAGTGTGCTGCGGATCCAGTTTATTTTATGAAGAAGTATTGTCAAATCCAGCACCCTACTAGAGGTAGAATTCCATTTCATCTCTATCCATTCCAAGAAAAAAGCTTAGCTGAATTATCAAACCATGACTACAATATCATATTAAAGTCTAGACAGTTAGGTATATCTACTTTATCTGCAGGATATTCTCTTTGGTTGATGTTATTTCAAGAAGATAAAAATGTTCTTGTAATTGCAACAAAACAAGAAGTAGCAAAAAACTTAGTAACTAAAGTTAGAGAAATGCATAATTATTTACCAAGCTGGTTAAAAGGTACTACAGTTGAAGACAATAAATTATCACTGAGATTTAAGAATGGCTCACAAATAAAAGCAGTTTCTAGCTCTGGTGATGCAGGTAGATCTGAAGCATTATCACTATTAGTAATAGATGAAGCCGCGTTTATTGACAAAATCGACGAAATATGGGCATCAGCACAACAAACACTTGCAACAGGTGGAAAGGCTATAATTCTTTCTACACCAAATGGAACAGGTAATTTCTTTCATAAAACATGGGTAGCAGCTGAAGAGAATAGAAATAAATTCAATACTATTAGACTACATTGGAGTTTACATCCAGAGCGAGACCAAGATTGGAGAAATGAACAAGAACAATTACTTGGTTCAAAAATGGCTGCTCAAGAATGTGATTGTGATTTTGTTTCTTCTGGTAATACAGTGATAGATGGTACTACTGTTCAATGGTACAAAGAAACTTATATGCAACCTCCTATTGAAAAAAGAGGACAAGGAGGAGAATATTGGGTATGGGAATATCCTGATTATTCTAGAGATTATATGGTAGTAGCCGATGTTGCGAGAGGTGATGGAAGCGATTTTTCATCTTTTCATGTAATAGATATAGATAATTTAACACAAGTTGCAGAATTTAAGGGACAGCTAACTCCAAAAGACTTTGGAAATATGCTAGTTACAGTTGCAACAGAATATAATGAAGCTCTATTAGTAATAGAAAATGCAAGTGTAGGATTTGGTGCTATACAGAGTGCAATAGACAGAGACTATAAAAACTTATATTATACATATAAACAAGACGGAATAACTGACGCAACAACCCAAATACAAAAAGGTTATGATTTGAAAGATAAAAGTCAAATGACTCCAGGATTTACAACATCTAGTAAAACCAGGCCACTTTTAATTTCAAAACTTGATATTTATTTTAGAGAAAAAACGTTTATTGTTAGATCCACCAGGCTCTTAGATGAGCTTGCGGTATTTGTTTGGAAAGGACACCGAGCAGAAGCCCAAAGAGGATATAACGATGACTTAGTGATGTCATTAGCAATAGGCTTATGGGTACGAGATACGGCTCTTAAGCTTAGAAATGATGGTATACAACTAAGTAAGAATGCAATTAACCATATTGTAAAAACTGACGGATTATATACTCAAAATGATGTGCACAAGGATTGGAAATGGGAAAGTGGTAACAATCCAGGAGAAGATTTGACGTGGTTAATAAAATAGGGAAAATACAATGGCAGACAAAACATTATTCGGAAGATTAAAAAAACTAATTAGTAGACAAGGAGTAGCTAGAAAAGTTGGAGATAACAGATTAAAGGTTATCGATCCTGCTAGAGCTCAATCAGCTGGAAATCTAGAAACAAATGTCTTAATTGATAGATATAATAGACTTCATTCATCTCAAGCTGGTTCTTCTATATACGATCCTAGTCAAGGTTTCAATCAACTTAGAAACGAGCTATTCAAAGATTATGAGGCTATGGATAATGACTCTATAATTTCAGCTGCACTAGACGTATATGCCGACGAATCTACACTAAAAAATGAATTTGGAGATGTGTTAGAAATTAAAAGTGGTAAGAAAGAGATTGAAGAAATACTACATAATCTCTTTTACGATATACTAAATGTTGAATTTAACTTATATCCTTGGATTAGAATGATGTGTAAATATGGAGACTTCTATCTTCAATTACATATTGTTGAAAAACTAGGAGTTACAGGCTGTAATCCTTTATCTCCTTATGCTATAACTAGACAAGAAGGAATAGATCCAGCCAGACCTGAAGCTGTTGAATTTATATATGATGAAACTTATGGAGGAGTAACGGCTGCATACGGAGGAAAAGCTAAACATAATCAAAAAATATTTGAAAATTATGAAGTTGCACACTTTAGATTATTACAAGATACAAACTTTTTACCATACGGAAAGTCTATGATAGAACAACCAAGAAAAACTTGGAAACAATTAACTCTTATGGAAGATGCAATGATGATTCATAGAATTATGAGAGCACCACAAAAAAGAGCATTTAAGATAGATATAGGAAATATTCCTCCTGCTGAAGTAGATACTTACATGCAAAAGGTAATAAATAAAATGAAAAAAGTACCATACGTAGATAAAAATACAGGTGAGTACAACATGAAGTTTAATTTACAAAACATGATTGAAGACTTTTATTTACCCGTAAGAGGTGGAAACTCAAATACTGCTATTGAAGATATTGGTGGATTAGAATGGACAGGAGTTGATGATATAGAATATTTAAGAAATAGAATGATGGCAGGTTTAAGAGTACCAAAAGCATTTTTAGGTTATGATGAAAATGTAGAAGGTAAAGCAACTCTTGCTGCAGAAGATGTAAGATTTTCAAGAACAATTGAAAGAATCCAGCGAATATTTGTTTCTGAGCTTACTAAAATAGCAATCATACATTTATATACACAAGGATATTCAGACGCAGACTTAGTAGACTTTAGTCTTCAACTAACAAATCCATCTACTATAGCAGAGCAAGAAAAATTAGATGTATTTGATAAAAAGGTATCTCTTGCAGATGCAATAAAAAGTAATAAAATGTTATCTGAAGATTGGATATACGAAAACATTTGGAAAATGAGTAAAGATGAGGTTAATCTTGAAAGAGAAAAAGTTGTTGAAGATATTATACAAGTATATAGACAAGATATGATTCAACAAGAAGGTAAAGACCCTGCAAAAGGAGAAGATGAAATTGCTGAAAAAGTAAAGGATAAAAATAAAGCAACGCTTTCTGCATCAGGAGACACTAGAAAAACAAGAGGTGGTAAAGACGATAGTGATGTTGGTAGACCTGAAGAAGATGTAGATTATGGTACTCAGAGAGCTCCAAGAGGTAGAGATCCATTAGGTGACGAAACAAGAGCTAGAGACATAAAAAATAGAGATAGAAGCATTAAGGTTAGTGCGAAAGAAGTATTAAAAAGTATGAATATTGATAAAAAGGTTGCTCTAAATGAAAAATCTATGTTAGATGAGAACAACTTATTATCAGAAGAGGACACAAAGGCGTAATCTCGTATATTTATATAAGAGACAAGAAAGCAATAAGGGCATACTATGGCTAAACATTCGAAAGTAAAAAATACAGGTATATTGTTTGAGTTGTTGGTAAGACAAATTACAACCGACACATTAAACGGAGTTGAAAAATCGCCAGCGATAGCGATTATTAAGGAGTATTTTGGCAAACGCACAACGCTGAAGACAGAATTGCACTTATATCAAACTCTATTAAAAGAAAAACATAATACAGAATATAGAGCAGAAAAACTCGTAGACTTAGTTATTAGAGAAAGAGCTAAGTTAAGTGCAACTAATTTGAGAAGAGAAAAGTATAACTTGATTAGAGAGATAAAAAAGAATTATGATGTAGAACAATTCTTTAAGGCAAAGATTGGGAAGTATAAACAAAATGCTTCCATTTATACTTTATTCGAGTCTATAAATTCAAAAGGATATTCTAATCCTAAAATAATACTTCAATCTAGAGCAAATATTGTTGAGCATGTGTGTAAAAATATTAAAGATTCTTCACATGTAGATAGAGTAGTTGAAGCATTTAGACAAGAAGATAAAGATCTAAGACTATTAGCATATAAAGTTTTAGTAGATAAATTTAATAGTAAATACAACAAGCTTTCTGAATCTCAAGCATCTATCCTTAGAGAATATATTAACAATATATCTAATACGGAAAATTTAAGAGGCAAATTACAAAAGGTAGTAGCAGAAAACCTAAAGGTACTTCAAAAAAGTATGAAAACAGTTGAAGATCCTGTTGTAAAAATAAAACTTAAAGAAGTTGCAAAACAAATTAAAAACTCAGTTCTTAATAAGAAAAGAATTGATGAAAAGAAAATATTGAATGTACTAAGATTATCTGAATTAGTAGAGGAAGTTAGAAATGTCGGATAAAAACTTAGACGAACTTGTTGATTTATATTTAGAAGATGACTTGGAAGAAATAAGCACTACAGCTGGTGTACCAGGTTATCAAACGCCTATGGCTTTTACAGGTGGCTTGCCAAAGTATGAAAAACGAAGAAAGAAAACGGCAATGTCAGGTGGATATAAATTAGCAAAAAAGAAAAAGAAGCCCGTTTATTATGGTGCAAAATATAAACCTACAAAACCTTTGGGAGAAAATATGAAACACTCAGAAGTAATTGCAGAAATATTTGGATTAAATTATCCATCATTTAAGAAAGATGATACCAAAAATTCAAGACAAAAGGTAAACGGTGCTATTAAAGAAATAAATAAGAGACTGTTTGAGATAGATAGAATCATAAGCAGAGCAAGTAAACTTAAAAAAGAAGATGGAGTAGGAAGAGATTCATATTGGAAATCTACTGGTCCTAGAATGACGAAGATTGCAGAGAGACTAATTAAGGTTTCTCAAAAATTGAGAGAACTTGCATCTTAATGGAAACAAAAGAAAAAATAACAGAAGCTCTAACTGCT